AACTTGGTCCACTCGAAGATATTGGCAAATAACACTTCTTTCAAGAAATACTTACCAAGCAGGATCTGCTGTAGGCTACGCAGGATCTTCACCAACAGAAGCCGTTACTTTAGATGGAACCACGGGTTCGCCGGTTGTGAATGAAGATGCCACTGGAATAACACCGTTTGAAGCAGGTTGGAGATTTAAAGCAGATGGTAATGTATATAAATGGCAACATCCAAATAATGCGGGCGGAGATGGCGAAACTTTATTTTCTACCACAACTTGGAATAACATTACTCCATCGCAAACATATTATATAAAAGCGTCTAATTACTCAGGCTCAGTTAACTTAAACGTAGCTAATAGTGATACACTCAATACGTGGATAGCTTTAACTGGAACAAGAGAATTTAATGTGTACGACACTAGGCAGTCCAATAGTTATGCTGATGAAAATTGTGTTATGAAAATAGAAATATCAGCGAATAGTAGTGGATCACCAGTATTAGCAACAGGCTATTATAAAGTCGAATACGCCGGAACAGCATAGGAAAATAAAATGGCACTATCACATGTAATGAATATTATTAGTAATGCAGGAATAGTATCAGCAGGCACAGGCAGTGGTGGCGGTGGCGGCGGGTCCAGTAACTTGGACAGCCAAACTGTTACTGTTGGGCAAACAACCACTGCAACTGGCGGTGGCGGCTTACCGAACGGAACACAATACCGCAGAGGCTACTCCGGCATCGGCACCACCTTCGGTTCTATCTCTGATGGAACAAGCAATATTTATAGTGGCGCCTCAATCTCACAGATTCAATATCTTTGGGATACTGCCTTTCCTACTTCTGCAGCAGTATTAATTATTGCTGGCACCAACAAGGCAAATAGTGGCTGGACCACTTTAACTATAGGCACTACTTCTTATCAAAGAGCGGCCGCAAATTATACTGCAGATTCTGGTGGTAATACACAATGGTATTGGTACTTTGGCGATGATTATAACGGTACAGATGATCCTTTTGGTAATACTGGTGGGACAACAACTTGTGTATTTACATAATAAATAAACAAAAGAGAATAAACTAATGGCACAACCAACAACAAGAGAACAATTCAAAGGCTGGGTACTCCGGAAGCTAGGTGCTCCTGTGATTGATATTAATGTGTCTGATGAACAGATTGACGATCGTGTCGATGAAGCAGTAGATTTTTGGAGAGACTATCATTATAGTGGAAGCCAACTTGTTTATTTAAAACATCAAATTACTCTAGAAGATAAGGATAACGGTTATGTAACACTTCCTGCACAGCTACTTGGTATTTCTGGTATTTTTAATATGCAGTCAAGTATTTCTACAGGCGGCGGTATATTTAATGTTCAGTATCAGTTCGTTTTAAATAATCTTGAAGATATCACTGGTTATAATATCACAAACTATTTTATGTCAATGCAGCATTTAGAATTCTTACAAGAAATGCTTGTCGGTCGACCAATGATACGTTATAATAAACACGTAAATAAATTGCACATAGATAGCGGCCAAGACGCAATGACGGTTGGTGAATATATTATCATCGAGGCATATGATGTAATTGACCCAGATACTTATTCTGATGTATGGTCTGATCGTTGGCTACAGAATTATACAGCTGCATTGGTTAAAGAACAATGGGGATCTAATTTAACTAAATTTACAGGAATGCAACTTGTAGGTGGTGTATCGTTCAATGGAGAACAAATATTAGCAGATGCTAAGGAAGAAAGGCGGATGATGGAAGAAGAAGCAGTCCAGAATTTACAACCGCTTTCTTACAATTATATTGGATAAGTAATGGCCACTAATACTTTTTTTAATAATTACTCTCAAGTTCAAGAGCAGTCTCTGATTGATGATTTGGTAATCGAATCTATCAGACAGTATGGTGTTGACGTTATATACATGAGTAGAGCAATTAAAGGTCGTGATAAGATCTTTAATGAAGATGACTTTCCTGAATATAACGAAGTATATGGATTTGAAGTATATGTTAAAAATATGGAAGGCTTTGAAGGTGAAGGTGATTTCCTATCTAAGTTTGGTTTAGAAATAAGAGATACATTAACACTCACAGTAGCGAATAGAACATTTGAAAGATATGTAACACGTGAAGTTGTTGATATTGTCCGCCCAAGAGAAGGCGATTTAATTTACTTTCCGCTAAACGAAAAGATATTTGAAATTAAGTATGTTGAACACGAAAGCATATTTTATCAAATGGGACAGACACAAGTATTTGATATGCAATGCGAATTACTTGAATACTCAAATCAAAGGTTTAACACTGGTCATCCTTCAATTGATAATTACTTTGCCGAATATAATACTGATATAATTGTGGATGCAAATAATGCAACATTAACCGCATTGGCTGCAACTGACGATAACGCAAGCAACCTCGACTTTGAACTTGAAGCAGACGGCATTCTTGATTTTTCAGAGACTGATCCATTCAGCGAAAATATAACAATAAGTGATACCTAATGGCAATAGCAAATTATTTTTATAACTCTACGATTCGTAAATATGTTGCTCTATTTGGTACATATTTTAATCAACTAGAAGTTCGCAGATCAAGTACTGATGGTACCCTTCAGCAGAGACAGATAGTACCTATTTCTTATGGACCATATCAAAAGATTTTAGCAAGGCTTGACCAAGATCCTGTAGTTCAAGGCGGCGCGAGTTTTGACGCTGATGGCAATCCATCGGCAGGACAACCTTATGCTATGACATTACCTCGTATGGCATTTGAGCTAACAAGCTTTACTTATGATGCTGAAAGAAAAGTTGCACCCACAAGAAAAATAAGAAAGACTGTTGTTGATACAGAAAACGGTGGGAGAAGATTCGTATATTCAGGAACTCCGTATAACATGGGATTCAGTTTATATATCATGGCAAAATATAATGAAGACGCTGTTAAATGTTTAGAACAAATATTGCCATTCTTTAATCCAGAACATACAAGTACTGTAAGGTTAATTGATGGATTAGAGCCGTTGGATGTACCTCTTATATTAAGTGATGTTACGTCAGAAGATTTATACGAAGAAGCCTTTACAACAAGACGAAGTATTTTATATACGCTGAACTTTAATATGAAAGGTTGGTTCTTTGGCCCTGAAAGAGATAAGCAAGTTATACGGTTTATTGATACAAGAATGGCAACTGATACTGCAACTGATACAGAGTTCGAAGAATTTAAAACAATACAGCCGGGTATGACTGCTAATAACGTAGCAACTTCGGATATTACACAAACCGTTGATTATAGTTTAATTGAATTTGACGATGATTGGGATTATATCACAACAGTATCAGACACAGAGCCTACCTAGGAACTGATACATTAGGAATACTATATTATGAAAATTGGATTTACTTGCAGCAGCTTTGATCTGCTCCACGCTGGCCACGTTCAAATGCTTAGAGATGCAAAAGAACAATGTGATTATTTAATGGTAGGACTACAAATGAATCCTGCACAAGATCGCCCTAAAGAAAAGAACCCTCCAATTCAAACAATTGTTGAGAGATATACTCAACTCAAAGCAATAGGTTATGTTGACGAAATCATTCCTTACCAAACAGAAAGAGATCTTGAAGATATATTAGAACTATATACAATTGATGTTCGTATCTTAGGAGAAGAATATCGTGATAAAGAATTTACTGGAAAGGATATTTGTCGTAAGAGAGATATAGATTTATATTTTAATAAACGCGATCACAGATTTAGCACATCAAAATTGCGCAAGTCTTGTGCTTGGGTAAATAAAGATGGCGATTGGAAGATGACTGAAGAAGGATAAATAATACTAAATATTTAAGGTATACTACATTATGATAAGAAAGAAAGCATTAAATCAAGAAATGAGTATGGGTGGTCTTGTTTTAGAAATGGCAGGAACATTCTATAACGAATTCTTTGTGAGAAAGGATTATGACTGGTGGTACGTTGTACAGCCAGGAGATGTAGTTGTAGATCTAGGAGCTTGTGTTGGTATGATGGCGGCTGATTCACTAGATAAGGGAGCTGCTAAAGTTTATATGGTTGAAGCAAATAGAGAGTTGTTAAAAACAGCAATTGAAAATGTTTCTGAATATTGTATGAACGAACCTGATCCTAAAGTTTATCCAATAAACGCTATTATAGGAACGTCAGATGCAGATGGTTGCTACGTAACAAAAAGAGCACCGCTACCTATTGACGATATAGATCGTATATCTTTTAAAGAGTTAATAAGAGATTATGGTATAAAAAAGATTGATTATTTAAAGTGTGATATTGAAGGAAACGAATACGACGTATTTAATAAAAATACATTAGAGTATTGTTTTAATAATGTAAAGCACATGGCAATTGAAATACACATAAAGGCAACAGAGCATGGCCCTAATAGATTTATTACATTTAGAGATGAGTTCTTAAAGCCGTTTATTGAATCTTCGAAACATAAAGTAAGAAGTATGGGACAGGATGATTTTGTTAATTCTATTTGGGATGATGAAGTTGTAAGAAACTTGCCAATGAGTAAATCGTACTTTATGTTATATATTACAAGAGATGAATAATGAAAGATGATAAGATAGCACAAAGATTAAACATGAGACCGTTAGAAGAAGCGGCTGAAGAAGCCTTAGATAGATTAAATCCAGAGAAAATGCCTGATTTACCTATCAATTCCTTTTCAACAAACGAAGAAACTGGCGAACTTGTAGAAAGTGTAGATTCAGTGAAGAATTTGCCACAAGAAAGTGTAGCTCAACCACCTGCTGTTATTACAAAAGAAGCTAACGAGAATTTAAAAGATATTGAATTGGCAAAAGCTAACATCGAGAATATTATTAATCTTGGCGACGACGCTGTACGTGAAATGACAGAGATAGCAAAACAATCAGAGTCTCCTCGGGCGTTTGAAGTTGTATCTACTTTAATGAAAACTTTGCTTGATGCAAACAAAGATTATGTTGAAATGTCAACAAAGAAACGATACGCAAAAGAAGAAGATCAGCAAGGCAAGACCGAAGTAACAAATAATAATTTAATTGTGTCTACATCAGATTTACTTAAAATGATTAAAGGTGAACAAGATAACAAATGAGTAACTTCGATAAAGGATACTTAGGAAACTCCCATCTCAAAAAGATCGGTGAACAAATAGAGTTCAC